TGAGATTGAAGAATACAATGGAAGTATAACTTATTCAGAGGTGATGAAATTTGCACCATTAGATGTTTGTTTAGGTGCTACGGTTTTTTTTTACAATTTAGGCAACGAATTATTGAAAGCTACGATTCACTATTTGGAGAAGGACAAGGAGTTGCAGAGTATTCTGCAGAAGCAAACTTTGGACAAAAGTGGGGATGGTATAGTTCAATCTATGCTCTTGCTCAAGGAGATATCTCAAGATTTGATACCATTACAAGATTACCGATTAACCAATGTTTAACATATCTAACATTTGAGAAAGAAAAGAATAAAATAGAAGCTGATTTAATTAAAAGACAGAATAGATGACATCACATTATTACGAAATAACACAAGCAATTAAAGACCAATTAAACAAAGATTTATTTGTAAACACAGTTACTATTGGAGATATATTTAAAGTCGATTTAAATAAGCAAACTATCTTTCCTTTAAGTCATATAATTATAAATTCAGCTACCTATCAGGGTGTAACTTGGAATTATAATATATCTATTTTGTGTATGGATATAGTTGATGAAAGCAAGTCTTTAACAACTGATATATTTTTAGGAAATGATAATGAGCAGGATGTATTAAATACACAACTAATGGTAGTTAATAGATTTTTAGAAGTATTAAGACGTGGTGATTTAGCAGAAGATTATGAATTAGTAGGTACACCATCAGTAGAATTTTTTACAGAAAGATTTGAAAATAAATTAGCAGGTGTAACAGTTACTTTTGAAATGGCAATTTCTAATCAAATGGGTATATGTTAGAAGTAGAAAAAACTTTAAATAAGTTTAGAGATTATGTAATTCAGCAATCAAGAAGCAATTTAACAAAAGGTGGAAAGAATAGTTCTAAAGAACTTTATAATTCTATTAAAGGTGAGATTGTAAGTGAGAATGGATTTAATATAGTTGGCTTTTCTATGATTGAATATGGAATGTATCAGGATAAAGGTGTATCAGGTAAATTAAAAAAATACAATACACCATTTAGTTATAAAAGTAAAATGCCACCTGCAAAAGCATTTGATAAATGGATAGTTAGAAAAGGAATAGCACCGAGAAACGCTAAAGGTGAATTTCAATCAAGAAAAGGATTGCAATACGCAATAGCAAGAAGTGTATTTTTAAACGGAATTAAACCAAGTCTATTCTTTACTAAACCATTTGAAGCAGGATATAAAAAATATATAGATGTAGATTTATTAAAAGCATTCGGTCAGGATGTAGAAACAATGGTAGATTATAATTTAAAAGATATAAAATGAACATAGTAAAAATTTATAAAGGAGAAGATACAGAACCAACTTTTATAATTGAAAGCGAAAACGTAATAGATTCAAGTCAATATGTAAATCTATGGACTTGCACAGAAAAGATTTATATAGATGAAGAATTGATTGAAGTAATATATCACATAAAATGAAAGTAGTAAAAGTTAGAAGTCCGTTTATAGTTGAAGTACCATCACAAGGTAGTACACACGTAGGAAGTAAGATAGTGTTGACTATTTGGAATGTAGGAGAATCAGAACCTACTGCAGGTCAATCAGGATATTATCAATTAACTAAATCAATACCAAGTACAACACAAAGAGCAACATCTTATAATGTTTCTAATTACGTTAAAGAATTTATAGATAACGTAAAACCAAACAATTATAATTTAACAACTACGGGTGCAGAAAACGTTAATGAATATTGTATTTTTCACGTTTTAACATATTGGTATAATGGTACAACTTATACAAATTTAACAGGCGAATATTATTATGGGGTAAATGGGTTTACAAATTACACAGATGGGTATCAAAACCCAAGTGAAACTAAATTAAATTTATTAGCAAATACTAACATTAAAAACTATTACTATAAAAGTTCTTATGCTGATTTAAAAATGGAGTATTTAAATTTACTATTTGACAAATTAAGTACAGATAGTTTTACATTAAAATACGAAAGAATTGATGGTACAGTTTATTCTACAACTCAAAATATTTTAAGTGGAGTTACAGGAATAGATAATTTAAAAATACCTATTACTCCTGTAATATTTGATAATAATTTCGTGAATGGTTGTAAGGTTACAATTACAATAACACCTGCAAGTGGAAGTCCTACAGTTTATGTATTCTATTCTTACCCTATTGAAGAATGCAAATATACACCTGTTAGATGTTCGTTTATTAATCGTTATGGTGGATGGAAGGATATAATATTTTTTAAAGCACAAACTAATACTATATCAAGTAAAGGTACAGATTATAAATTAATGCCTTCAGCTATAAACTATAATACATCTAAAGGGCAAGTTAAATCGTTTAATATAAATGGTACACAAACTATAAAATTAAATACAGGATTTGTAGATGAAAATTATTCTGAATTAATTACTGATTTGTTATTAAGTGAAACTGTATTGTTAGATGCTAAACCTGTAATGGTTAAAACACAAGGTAGTGAATTAAAGACAAGTTTAAAAGATAAAATGATTAACTACGAAATAGAATTTGAATACGCTTATAATTTAATTAATGATGTTGTATGATAACAGTAGGTATATTTATTAAAGATTCAGTTACTTCAGAATACAATAGATTAGAATTATTTTCAGATGAAAAGATATCTGTTAATAGTTCTATTCAAAACGTAAATGATATATCTAAAACGTTTACAGATTTTAGTCAAACTTTTACCGTACCTGCATCAAAACAAAATAATAAAATATTCAGACATTGGTACGAAAATAGTAATGATAATGGATTTAGTACATTAGTTAAAGCTGATGCATATATTGAAATAGATACTATACTATTTAGAAGTGGTAAGATACAATTAGAAAGTGCAAATGTTAAAGACGGACAGCCACAAGATTATTCAATTACATTTATCGGTGCATTAGGTAGTTTAAAAGACAAATTTAATGGTTTATTTTTAAAAGATTTAACTGATGAAACATATACTTTTGCTTATACAGGTCCTATTGTATTAAGTAAAATAACCAATACTACAAGTACTGATATTATGTTTCCTTTAATTAGTTCGGATAGATATTGGCTTTATGGTGGTAGTGGTTTAAATAATATAAATGATGCGACTAAACCAATATATTACAATGAGTTATTTCCTGCATTAAGATTGAAACCTATTCTAAATATGATTGAAACTCAATTTGGAATTAATTTTGATGGCACTACGACAGAACCAAGTACATTTTTAAGTGATGCAAGGTTTACAAACGCTTATTTATGGTTAAAAAATTCTGAAACTTTTAATCCATTATTTTTTGGAAAACCATTTATATCAAGTGCAGTAACATACGATACAGAAAATGAAATATCAACTTTTGATGTATCTACTAATACAATGAATTATGTAAATCCTGAACCATTTGCAAATGAAGGTCCAATGACTGCTGATTGTTTATTTACTGCAAGAACAGGACCATCTGCAATAGGTAAAAAATATTGGTTTGAAATATTTTACAATGGAAAAAGAATTTTAATATTATCAGATATTATAGCAAGTGGTGGTGGTGGAAGTTATGGTTTTATTTCTGCAAATGCTTTACCAACAAAAGGAGGTAACATAGATATAAATTCTAAAAATGGAGAATATACATATAAGTTATCTTGTGAGATAGATATAAATTTGACTAATTTAACATTTGAATATGAATCAAGATATACAGATGGTGGAAGTCCTGTAATATATGAATCTTTTAGTGTTACAATACCAAACTATACATATCTTGCTAAAATCAATATAGGTTCAATAATGCCTGAAATTAAAATTGAGGATTTCTTTTCAGGATTGCTAAAAATGTTTAATCTTACTTGCTATTCAAAAGATGGTATTAACTACACTATAAGACAAATAGAAGAATACTATTTAAATAGTAATACAATAGATATAACTAAATACATTAAATCAGACAGTAATAATTTAAACAGGATAAAAACATATAAGAAAATAAATTTTGAATACGAAAAATCACAATCATTAGTAAACGTAGGATTTAATTCTGCAAATGGAATTGAATATGGTTCTTTATTTTATGACACTACAAATGATGGTGATGAATATAACATTAAACTACCTTTTGAAGATTTAAATTTTAACAACTTAAAAGATAAATTGCAAGTTGGTTATGCTTTAAAAACAGATTTACAAAAGTATATACCTAAACCTGTTATTTTATACGATTATAATCCAACTGATACAACTGATTTAACATCTACTAACTTTTATTTTAGCACAAATTTAGTTGGAAGTGGTGCAAGTTTTAATACTTACAAAGCATTTGGACAAGAATACACAAATGGAACGGATACATATAGTTTAAATTTTGGTTTACAACAATCTACTTTAACTAATGATTTAATTGATAAAGGATTATACGACCAATATTATTCTAATTATATAACTAATATATTTGATTCTAAAGCAAGATTAATAAAAGTTAGTGGAATATTACCTACATCATTATTAACTACGCTTAAATTAAACGATAGGCTTATTATAAGAGATAAGAGATACTTAATTAACACAATGACAACAGATTTAACTACAGGTGAAGTTCAATTTGAATTATTAACTGATAATAGAACATTATGATAAAGCATATATTAGATTTATTAGCATTAGATGAATTTTACGGACAAAGTGAATTAATAGAAATAGCTAAAGGTAAATATCAAAGACCAACAACAATTAAACAAGGATTTAAACAACTTAAAAGACAGATAAAATGGCAGAAAAGAAAACAATAGAGTTAGAAATAAAATCAAATTTAGATTCTGCTGAAAGGTCAGTTGGTAGTTTAAAATCTCAATTAAGACAAGCACAAGCAGAAGTAACTGCTTTATCTGATAAGTTTGGAGCTACTTCGAGAGAGGCAGTAAATGCTGCAAAAAAGGCTGCCGAATTAAAAGATAGAATTGGAGACGCAAAAGCATTAACCGATGCATTTAATCCTGATGCTAAATTTAAGGCTTTATCAGGTTCTTTAAATGGTATTGCAGGTGGTTTTTCAGTTGTTACCGGTGCAATGGGTACATTGGGAGCAGAAAGTAAAGAAGTAGAATCTGCTATCTTAAAAGTACAATCTGCTATGGCTATTGCAAGTGGTGCTCAAGCACTTGGAGAAAGTATAGACAGCTTTAAACAATTAGGAGCAGTAATTAAATCTACTACTGTATTTCAACAAATATCTACAGCTGCTCAAAAGCTTTGGAATTTAGCAATGTCAGCTAATCCTATTGGTGCAGTTGTTTTAGCTATTACTGCTTTATTAGCAGCAGGAACAGCATTAGTAAGTTGGTATAAATCTTCAAGTGATGAGGCTAAAAAGAATTCACAAGCAGTTAAATCTAATTCACAAGCATTAGAAAGTCAAAAAAGAACTGCTGATAAAACTGCTGATTCTATTAAAAAGAATAGTGATTATCAATTAGAAATGGCTAAAGCATCAGGTGCAAGTTCTGAAGCAATTAGAAAATTAGAATTAAAATTAGTTGATGAAAAAATAGCTTATGCAAATTCAAGTAGAGAAGTTGCTAAAAATACTTATCATAAAAACTTAAATACTTTAGCAAGTTTAAAAGCTGCAGGTGCTGAAGAAGATGTTATTGCAGCACAAGCTGAAACTACAAAAAAATCATTAGAGGAATTTGGTAAGCAAACTAAAAACTTAAATGATGCTAATTCTGAAAAGATACAGATAATAAGAAAACACAATGTAGAAAAGAAACAAGCAGAAACAAATCATAATAAAGAGGTTCGGGATGAAAGTAAAAAAGCTGCAACTGAAGCTAAACAAAAAGCAGATGATGAAGCTAAACAAAAAGCTGAACAAGATGAAAAACAAAAGCAAGATTTAATTAGAAGTCAAGGAGAAAAAGCAAGGGAAGAATATGAAGCTGCTGAAAAATTAATTAAAGATACAAGAAAGGCAAATGAAGATGCATTAAAAACTGAAAATCAACTCAAAGTTGAAAAAGAAAATGCAGAATTTGAAGCTAAAAAAGCAAATTTATTAAGCAAAGGATTATCTATTGAAGAAATAGAAAAAGAGCATAAAAGAAATTTAGCTAAATTAGATGATGAATATTTTGCTTCAGAAGCTGATAAAGCAATTAAATCTACTGCAGACGCTAAAGCACAAGCAGATGCTAAAATTGCAATAGCACAAAAAGAAAAAGAAGCAAGAATACAAGCTGCTGATGCTGCTGCTAATACATTATCAGGATTATCTGAATTGTTAGGAAAAGAAACTGCTGCAGGAAAAGCTGCTGCTGTAGCAAGTGCAACTATTAATACTTTTAGTTCTGCTCAAAAGGCTTATGATTCTACAGTTGGTATTCCATTTGTTGGTCCTGTTTTAGCACCTATAAACGCGGGTATAGCTATTGCTGCAGGTATTAAAAATGTTAAATCTATTTTAGCAGTAAAAACACCAAAAGGTGGTGGTGGCGGTTCTGCTCCAAGTGGTGGTGGTACAGGTAGTGGTGCTGTAACTGCTCCATCATTTAACGTAGTAGGTGCAAGTGCAACAAATCAGTTAGCACAAACAATAGGTAACCAACAACAACAACCTATTAAGGCTTATGTAGTAGCAAACGACGTTACAACACAACAAAGTTTAGATAGGAATATAGTTCAATCTGCAAGTATAGGATAAACAAAATAAAAATTAATTAATTATAATAAAAAATAAAAATATGAGAATAGTTGAACTTATAATAGATGAATCTGAAAAATTAAACGGAATAGATGCTGTTTCAATCGTAGAATTTCCTGCAATAGAATCTAATTTTGTAGCATTAAGTGAGCATTTAGAACTTGCTAAAGTTGATGATGAAAAGAAGATTTTAATGGGTGCTGCATTAATACCGAATAAAAACATTTATCGTAAAAATGGTGAAGATGAGTATTATATTTTCTTTTCAGATGATACAGTAAGAAAAGCAAGTGAATTGTTTTTAATCAATAGTAATCAAAATAACGCAACATTAGAACACGATAAAAAACTAAAGGATTTGTCTGTAGTTGAATCTTGGATAGTAGAAGATACTGAAATGGATAAATCTAAAAAATATGGTTTAAATGTACCTGTAGGAACTTGGATGGTATCTATGAAAGTTAATAACGATGCTATATGGAATGACTTTGTAAAAACAGGTAAAGTTAAAGGCTTCAGTATTGAAGGATATTTTAGTGATAAATTAGAAATGAGTTTAAATTTAAATAAAAAAGAAATGGAAAAAAATGTTATGATTGAAAAGATTAAATCTTTAATTGAAAAAAGTGAATTAAAGAATCAAAAAGTTGAATTAGAAACTGTTAAAGTTGGTAATTATACTTCAAAAGCAAATCAAATAGAAAAAGATTTTAATGATGAATATAAAAAACAAATTTTAGCTGTTCAAAGTACAGTTGTTAAATATAACAATATGATAGCTGATGTCGCTAATTCTTTTGATTCAGAAATAGAAATATATAAATCTAAAGTTAAAGATTTAGGTATTGATTATGCTTCTACACCTTTATTTAAAATAGCTGATGCTGCAAGAAAAAGCATTATGAGTAAACCGACATATTTTAGAACTGTAATGGATAAATTAAAATCATTATAATTAATGCTTAAATTAATAAATAAAATTATGGGAAATAAAACTACATCACCAAAAGGTGGTAAAAGAGGTTGCTTGTGTAAAGATGGTACTTATGATTCAAAATGCTGCAATGGTGAATTACAAGAACAAGGAATAGGTAGTACAGTTAATCAACAAACATCTACTATTGTAAATACAAATACTGCAAGAACTATTACAAATGTAAGTTCGTAATTTATAACAAAACTAAATAAGAATAATTATAATAAAAAAAATAGTATGACAACTGAAAAAATAGTAAACAATTATTTGTTTGGGAAAACAGAATTAGCTACGCAAAAAGTAGAATTGGCTTTAGTTGATGATTTAAAAAGTGTTTTAAATGGAATTGAAAATGATTCAATTTATGAAACATATTCTGAAACTATAAAAATATCTTCTGATTTAGAAGTTCTTAAAAAGAAAGCTAATGATAGATTTTCTTTAAATGAAAAAGTTGTTCAAGCTTCTTTTTCAAGAATTAAATTAGCAGAACAATATTTAGCAACAGCAGAAAGAATTTCTAAAGAATTAGGTACAGATGAGAAAGCAATACCTAATTATAATAATGTATTAAACGCAAAAAATAAATTGCAAGATACTATTAAAAATTTATCTTCTGTTCAAAATAAATTAAAAAGTTTAATTTAATTATAATAAATAAATAAGTAAATATGAATGTAATAAATGAAATTAAAACGCTTTTGGGTATGGAAGTTAAACTTGCTCAAATGAAACTTAAAGACGGAGTTACTATTATCGAAGCTGATGCTTTTGAAATGGATAACAATGTTTTTATTGTAAACGGTGAGGATAAAATTCCTGTACCTGTAGGAGAATACGAACTTGAAGATGGAATGATTTTAGTTGTAGCAGTAGAAGGAATTATTGCTGAAATTAAAGAACCTGTTGCAGAAGTAGAAACTCCTGAAGCTGAAGTAGAAGTTGAGGTTGAAGCACAAGCTGAAACAGTAGCAACTCCTAAAAGAATTGTAGAATCAGTTTCTAAAGAAATGTTCTTTTCTGAAATTGAAAAATTAAGAACTGAAATTGCTGAATTAAAATTAGCAAAACAAGAATTAAGTTCAGATGTAGTTGTTGAACCTTTAACACATTCACCTGAAGTTAAACCACAAGTAAATTTAAACAAAATATCAATTAACCGCCAATTAACAACTCAAGATAGAGTTATGGCTAAACTTTTTAACTAAATAAATTATGGCTACTACTACAAGTATTACAACCACCTATGCAGGTGAATTTGCAGGGAAATATATTTCTGCTGCATTATTATCAGGTTCTACTATTGCAAATGGTGGAATTGAAGTTTTACCAAACGTAAAATTTAAATCTGTAATTCAAAAAATTGCTACAGATGCTATATTGAAAGATTCTTCCTGTGATTTTGATTCTACATCTACTGTAACACTTACAGAAAGAGTTTTATTGGCTGAAGAATTTCAAGTAAACCTACAACTTTGTAAAAAAGATTTCCATTCAACTTTTTTAGGAATTCAGCAGGGCTTTAGTTCATTCGATACTTTACCTACATCTTTTGCTGATTTCTTAATTGCACACGTTTCTGCTAAAGTAGCTGAAAAAATCGAACAAAATATTTGGCGTGGGGTCACAGCTAACGCAGGTGAAATGAACGGATTAGCTACATTATTAGCTTTAGATGCAGGTTTACCTGCTGCACAAGAGATTGCAGGAACTACTGTAACTGCTGCTAACGTAATTGCTGAAATGGGTAAAGTGGTAGATGCTATTCCTGCTGCACTTTATGGTAAAGAAGATTTGTACTTATACATTTCTCAAGACGTAGCAAGAGATTATGTTAGAGCATTAGGTGGATTTGGAGCATCAGGATTAGGTGCAAATGGTGTTAATGCACAAGGTACTTCTTGGTATAACAACGGTTCACTTTCTTTTGATGGTGTAAAAATCTTTGTTGCAAACGGATTAGCTGCTAACACAATGATTGCTGCTGAAAAATCTAACTTATTCTTTGGAACAGGTTTGTTAAATGATACTAACGAAGTGAAAGTAATTGATATGTCAGATATCGATGGTTCACAAAATGTAAGAATCATTATGAGATTTACTGCAGGTGTTCAATACGGAATTGTATCTGATATCGTAACTTACGGAATAACTAACGCAGCTAACTAATAATTAGTAACGTATATTAATAAGGGGTAGGTAAAATTACCTGCCCTTTTTTTTAACTTAAAAAAATAAAAGTAGATAACTACTTGATTATCAATAACTTATAAAAAAAATAGACTATGCCTTGTGATATTTCGTTGGGACGTGCTGAACAATGCAAAAATAGCATTGGCGGCTTGAGAGCAGTTTACTTCATTAATTGGGGTGATGCTACAACAGTAACTTATTCTGCAACTGCAGGTAGTGAAGATGTAATTACAGCTTTAGGTGGTACACCTGTAGGTTATAAATACGAATTAAAAGGAACTTCTACATTTGAACAAACTGTAACAAGTTCAAGAGAAAACGGAACTACATTTGTAGACCAAAAATTAACTTTAAGTTTAGCTAAATTATCTATTGCTGATAACAAGCAACTTAAATTATTAGCTTATGGAAGACCACAAATAATTGTAGAAGATAACAATGGTAATTTCTTGATGGCAGGATTGACTAAAGGAATGGATTTAGTTACAGCTACTATTTCTACGGGAGCACAAATGGCTGATAAGAGTGGATATCAAATGGAATTCCAAGGGATGGAACCCGTTGCTGCGAATTTCGTAACAGGACCATTAACTACAGGTATTTTAGCTTCAATAGTTGAAGGTTCTGTAGCATAACATTTTGTTTGTTTGTTTTTTTAAAAAAGGTGTACTTTAATTAGTATGCCTTTTTTGTTTTAAAACAATTTTAACTTTAAATTATTATTATAAAAAAATATTATGATAATTTTAAAAGAACAAGAAACTGCACAAACTTTCAGCTTTATTCCAAGAGAATTAAAAGCTACTACTATTGTTTTAAGAAATGAAACAACAGGTGTAGAAACAACTATAGCTGCTGATTTCTTTTTATCAGATTATTATTTAACAACAACAACTATTTTTGATTTAAAAGAAAATACATTTTACAATCTTACAATTAAAAACGGAAATAATATAGTTTATAAAGATAAAGTTTTTTGCACAAATCAAGAAACAAGTACATATACAGTTAATCAAAATCAAT